TACTATTTACATTTGAGGGAGCGTAAATCATGGAATACATTAAAAACGATTATGACTTACAGAGACTGGCCTTCGATATAGCGAAAGAGGCTATTAAAGAGGTTGAGCATTACGGCGGCGATCATTACGAGTTGATAGATCAGGCAGCCGCGAGCAGTGAGCATGCCATATATACATACAAGGCCATCATGTTGTGCGCTAATTGCTGTACAGACGATGGAGAGGCGATATTAGATGACAATGGTTATAGGTTCGACTCGTTCGCGCATCACGCTAGTATATTAGCGGAGGTTACAATAGCTAACGCGGCATTGCAGGCACTATACGAAATACAAGCGGAGGCGGTAGCATGAATTATCAAGCAATATTAAATATGTATTCTGTTGAGTGCGCGGCTTGTTTTGCGCCTTTTACTATGACTTATCACGAGTATCATTACAGAACAGGTTTCGAGCTATGCCATAAATGCACCAAAAAGCATGGAGCGAGCGAGCGAGAGAGGGTTGCGGCATGACTAACAGAGAAAAAATCGAAGGCTTATATCTAGATTGGTTTAATGACTTTTTGACTGTGGCGCGATTCGCAGAATATCACGGCATGGCAGAATCTAAGGCGCTTAGAGTTATCAACACAGGCCGCGCATTGAATCATAGACGGCCTACACTAACAGACCATTGGCAGCGATTGCGCCGCGACTACCCAGCTATTGAGCGCAGCGCCTAAACTAATTCCCCTAGTAGCAATCCCCCTTTGCCCAGTGTAATAGCTGGGTTTTTTTTTGCCTGTAAAATACCGAGCTAATATAAGCCTGTTTAAGCGCCTTTATTCCTACCCAGTACCCTAGCACCTATAAACCCACGAACGCCGCCAGGTGAGCTTATATGCGCTTCTGTGGCTGTTGGCGGTGCTGGTGCTGGTTGTTTTACTGGGTTACCTGTTTCCTGTAATAGAGACAACAGCAGAGAGGCAGCAGAGTCTATAACGTGACCCCAATCCTGGTTCTGGTCACAAAACAGGCTAGAGAAAGTTGAACTATTGGGGAGAATGTTGTCAGATGCTGTGAACTTATTTAACCAATAGAGAGAGAGACCATGAAAGTATTAAATTTATATGCAGGACTAGGCGGCAATCGTAAACTCTGGGAGGGCTGCGAAGTGGTAGCAGTAGAGAGTCACGAGAAAATTGCAGAGGTTTATCAGAGACTACACCCAGATGATGACGTTATTGTCGGGGATGCCCACGAATATCTCAGGCAGAATTTTAGAGACTTTGATTTTATTTGGTCAAGCCCACCATGCCCGACCCATTCCAGAATGGCTAAAGCTACACGCCATAAAAACCGCAATTACCCAGATATGGGACTGTATCAAGAGATATTATTCCTACAGCATTTCTACAAGGGTAATTGGGTTGTAGAGAATGTAAAACCATTCTATGATTTTTTAGTACCGCCAACGACTACAGTAGGTAGGCACTGTTTTTGGTCTAATTACCAATTTGATGCTGAAGATGTCAAGAGGCCAGAGAATTTCATCAACTTAGCTAACTTAGCAGGTAAAAAAGCATTAATGGAATGGTTAGACATATATTACGAAGAAAATATATACTATAAGGGCAACCACTGCCCCGCACAGATACTACGAAACTGCGTACACCCTAAATTAGGGCTTCAGATATTTGACCAGAGAGGTGATGCATGAGAGAAGGCTTAAATTTTGCCGACATAGAGAGTAGCAACGCCAGAACAGACGCTATTAACGAGTTTGTTGACATAGTGCAGGGATTGCACTATCGTGCTGGAGTTGATGTTTTAACAATGATACGAGAGAGAGTAATAATTAACTATTTAGGAGTAGATGACAATGGCTATTAAAATCTGGGGTACTAAACCTCATTCTGAAGACACATGTATAACTATTAAGGCTAAAGATATAAAAGAGCTTAGAACAGATATTAAATTAGAGCGAACATACGCAGACAGTTTGAGTTTTTCAACCTATGCCTATTATGTCGAGATAAACGGCAACGCTTTGCATGACATTTTTTTAGACAGTTTAAGAGACAATGTTAAATTTAGAAAAGCAGTAGCAGGATACATTAACGGATTGGAGAGAGATGACAATGATAATGCCATGTAGAGTAACTGATGAGTGGGATAAAGAACCAGACGGAACAGAAGATGATCAACCTGTTTCCCGTAATAGAGTCATTGAAGACTGTGACATGCTACTGAGGGATATTATGGTTAACTGGGACTATTGCATACAAAAGAGAGACTTTGTACCAGATGATGATGATATTGACTTAATAGAGGCTTTACATGCTGAAATGGAATACTATCTAAAGAGACACTTTAAAGCTGTTGAAGAGTAATAAAGAATAACTACTAGTTGTTGTTTGAAAAGAGGCTGTAAAGAGTCGCTAACAAACTATACAGTCATTTATAACATAATTTAAGGAACTATTCTAATGGGACGTAAAATTAGATACGTAAGAAACGAAAGTAATCACCCTTTATTGGTGAAGGGTAAGATTTATAGCTTGTATGGTTTAGCTAGAGAGGCTAAAATAGCGCCAATGACGCTGCGCAACAGAGTAGGGTTATCAGAAACTGTGACGGATGATCATTTTGTCGCTAAAAAGAAAACGCATGTAATATGGCCAGAGTTTGATACTGAAACAGAGGCTGTATCCGCTAAATGGTTAAAGAGGGCGCTATAATGTTTAAAGAGTATATGATGGGTACTACTGACCCAACAGTTCAGGCAGTGGTTAGAGCTGCGGCAGACATCAATAACGGTGTTTTTAGTTTAAGAGAGGCTGCGAATTTCTATAAAGTGTCTAGCGATTCTATAGTACGCTTTATGTCTGAAAGTGCGGATTATGATGTTGTTTTTAACAGAGAGAAACCAAATGAAAATATTTAATAGAACACTATCAATAGAGTTAATCAACGGTGCAGGGTTTTGGTTTGAGATAGCCGACAGCAGGGCTGTGTGGGTTCTCAACGAAGAGACTGGCGAAACCTATGCTATGCCCTTTGAAGGTTACTTAGTGGGGTTACCCTTTTTTCTGATCAGCTACGGCAGGGTATATGAGGAGATAGAATTATGAGTGGCTTAATACACCAGCCATGCCCTGATTGCGGCAGCAGCGATGCATTGCAGATAAACACCAACAGCACTTTCTGCCATAGCTGTCATAAATACACGCCTACCAGCGATGACTACGCACCTGTATCAGTGCCAGAGTCTACAACACCAAAGGCTAAACCAGACTTCAGCGCAGTAGAGAGAACACTAGCCACGGGCAACTACCAAGCCATTATGACTAGAGGACTGACCACGGCCACAGCTAAGACCTATGGGATACTAGAGAAGCCCGACAAAACCTATTTTGCCTACCACGACCCAGAAGATGCCAACACCCCTGTAGCCGCTAAGATAAGGCTACCAGACAAGCAATTCTATAACGTAGGCAACTGGGCAGCCTCTGGACTATTCGGGCAGCAACTGTTCAACGGTGGTGGTAAGTACATAACGCTGTGTGAAGGTGAGTTTGACGCAGCAGCAGCTTACCAGATGCAAGGTAGTAAGTATGCCTGCGTAAGCGTTAGGAATGGTGCTGGCGGTGCGCTGAAGGACTGTAAGGCTGCCTACGAGTATCTGGATAGCTTTGAAGCCATTATTATATGCTTTGACGCAGACGAACCTGGAAATAAGGCTGCTAAAGAGGTTGCAGAGCTGTTCAGCGGTAAGGCCGCTATAGTCAAGCACACTGCCGGCCATAAAGACGCTTGCGACTACCTAGTCAACAACGATGTCAAAGGCTTTACAGCAGCATTCTGGGCAGCAGAGAAGTTTGTACCGGACGGTATCATCAACGGTGCTAGTCTCTGGGATGAGGTGAACAGACCTGTAGAGAAGTCTGCTGTGATGTATCCGTGGCAGAACCTGAACAAGCTAACCTATGGCATCAGAGAGGCTGAGTTAGTTACTATCACGGCTGGCTCTGGGCTGGGTAAGTCACAGTTTGTGAGAGAGATTGTCTATCACATCTTACAGAACTCAGAGCAGAACATTGGCCTGTTGTTCCTAGAAGAGAACGCCAGAAAGACGGCGTTGTCGCTGATGTCACTATCAGCTAACAAGCCCTTACACCTACCAGACGTAGAAAGCACAGAAGAGGAACGCTGGGAGGCTTTTGAAGATACAATGGGTACACAGAGACTGTTCTTGTTTGACCACTTCGGAAGCACCAGTATTGACAACATTGTTGCACGCTGTCGCTACATGGCTAAGGCGCTGGACACCAAGTTTTTGTTCCTAGACCACGTCAGTATTGTTGTATCAGCTCAGAGCAACGGTGATGAGAGAAAGGCTCTGGATGAGATATGCACCAAGCTACGTATGCTAGTGCAGGAAACAGGTATAACATTGTTTATGGTTAGTCATCTGAAGCGTCCTGACGGCAAAGGCCATGAGGAAGGTGCTGCTAGTAGTCTGTCACAACTCAGAGGCTCTGCGTCCATTGCACAGCTATCAGACATGGTGATAGGTCTAGAACGCAACGGTCAAGCGGCAGACCCAACAGAGCGTAACACCACCAATGTCAGGGTTCTAAAGAATCGCTTTTGTGGCACTACTGGCCCTGCCGGTGGCTTGTTGTTTGACGCTAAAACTGGTAGAATGTTGGAAATTAAAGAGGAGTCGCTGTAGATGAGATGTATATCATGTGATAAACTATTGACAGACTTTGAATCTACTAGGAGGTCAATCCAGAGCAATGACTTTATTGAACTGTGTAATGATTGTTTCTACTACGCAGCAGATGACATTGCAACGCTTTCCAGAGAAGACTTGAGAAGCGAATCAGATATTTTTTTAGGAGAACAAGAGTATGAGCAAGATTGGAAGCTGGATAATTGAAGATACCCAACGAAGACAAGAGATAAAGCATGTTAAGCCGTATGACAGACACAGTAATAACGACAGAGCAGTGAGAGAGTACTATGTTGATTACGTTAGATATAGAAACAAACACTAGCCATGACGTTGTCTGGTGTGCTGTGACGCAGGACATCGACACTGGTGAAGTGCTAGAGCATTACAGTGGAGCAACACTAGCGCCTCTAATAAGCAAGGCTACAGGCGTTGTGGGACATAATCTCATAGGCTTTGACGCGCCAGTGCTTTACAACGTGTGGAATCTAACTATACCAACGGGAAAGCAGCGAGACACCTTAGCAATGTCTAGACTCTGGAATCCTTCGTTAGAGGGTGGTCATAGCTTAGATTCATGGGGTCAACGCTTTGGCGATCCTAAGATAGACTTTCACGACTATGACGGTGGACTGTCTGACGAGATGGTAGAGTATTGTAAGCAAGATGTAGCACTAACAACCAAGCTGTTTAAACACTTAACCGACACACTAAAGCGTGAGGAGTTTTCACAACAATGCGTAGATTTAGAAGAGAAGGTAGCCATCATTACGGCTCAACAGGAACAGAACGGCTTTCAGCTAGACGTAGAACAAGCAACCTTGCTCTGGGTAGACCTCTGCCACAAGATGAAGCAGATAACAAGCAATCTACAGAAAGTCTTCCCACCAATAGTGGAGGAGCGTTGGAGCGAGAAGACGGGCAAGCACCTGAAGGACAAGGTAACTGAGTTTAACGTAGGCTCTCGTAAACAGATAGCAGAGCGTCTACAAGGCGTGGGCGTGAAGTTTAAACAGAAGACAGAGAAGGGTTCTATCATTGTCAACGAGAAAGTCTTAGAGGGCATCGACATACCAGAAGCTAAGATGATCCATGAGTACCTGCTACTACAGAAGCGTACAGCACAGATAGATTCCTGGTTGGGCTTTGTTAAGGACGGTAGGGTACATGGCAGAGTGATCACCAACGGTGCTGTAACAGGCCGTATGACGCACCACAGCCCTAACAT